TTACTGGGGTATAAAAACCCTACAGACAAAAAAATCCCCCGAAATTTTTCTCGGGGGAAAAGGTAATCAAAAGTCGATTTTGAAAATCAACTTTCAGCTAACTTTTGAAAATAAGAAAGAGCATCATCGTCTTCATCTTCATCAACAGAAGAACTAGACTTTGAGGACGAAGTGAATGTAGATTCACTCTTTGTTGTTGGCACAAACTCTTCTTCCTCGTCAAGTGTTTCTGGATCTTGACGCTTAGACGCACTCTTATTTCCAAGAACAGAGTCCAAACGCTTCTTCAAATCATCATAAGATTTAAAGTTTTTCTCATCTGTAAATTCATTTAAATCATTAAGTGATTTATAGATGTTTTCTAGTTCATCATCATTATCTAAAAGTGGGCAGGGTTCAGAAAACTCTGACTTATCATAGTTCCAGTATCCTTCTACCTTACGAAGCTTCAACTTGAAGTTTGCACCTTCCCAGAAATCAAAAGCATTAATGGGTTTTTCATCATCAAACTCTGGTTGCATCGCAGCCATAATCTTATCAAAAACTTTCTTACCAAACTTATACTTTATGTTCGGATTGGTTCGCAAATACCAATCCCGAATCTTATTCGGCTACTCCTCTCAAAGTAGAACAGACTATATCATAATCCATTTTTAATGGATTCCGAGCACTTCGGTTATCATTTGCTTATAACCTACTCCGATAAACGGATAGTCGTTGAACCTTACCTTATGTGATAGGTCTTGGCTGCTGATTGTCTCTATTAAACTATTTTCACACATTTCAGATTCTTTAGGTTCCCATACAACTAAAAATGGTATGTATCCAGCATTTTTGGATGCTTCCATTTTTAACAATACATTATTTTTATGAAGTTTTAAAGTATAAAGAGATTTTACTTCAAATAATAAATTATCAATTATAATATCTGGATAATAACGTCTAATTTTTCCGTTTTCATCCTTGTATCGTATTGATTTTTTACTATCAACTTCAATTTTTGTATTATCAAAATACTTAATTAGAATATCAAGAACATATTTTTCATATCCCTGAGTTCTAACTTGTATACCATTTAGTGTATACATATGATATTTGTATTGATTTCTTGATTTAGTTATTCTATCAAATAGTTCATTATGCTGATCTTCAGTTAATGTTTTGTACCACTCCTTCTTATGGTTTGATACAAATTCAGAATAAGAACCAAAACCAGTATTTTTAAGTAAAGTATTTACTCTCTTTTTTTCAATATCTTCTTTAGAAGTATTTAAATATCTAGAGTTTAACATCTTATTAATATAAGTTTTCTTTTGATCCTCTGAAGAATTTTTCCATAATTTTTCAGTATTTTTATTATACTGAGATGAACATTTGCAATTACAAAATTTATAGTATGAAAATTTTGTAAATTTTGTAGATTTTTCACAATTAAGACAAATGCCTTCGGTATCTGACTTAAAATGTTCATCATAATAATCTTTTGGATCTATTCCAAATTTTTTGATTATTCTAACTATTCCCATTTTAGAATAGTATTTTTTATCTAAATCGCAATACAATTTTTCAGTCATATGTTTTCTTTTATAATATAAAACTATTTATAAAAGAAAAGTTTTCTTTCACATTGAATCTGTTTTAGTTAGTTTACCTAACAAGAGTTTCCAGCAATTCACTCGGTTTTCATATAATATTACTACTATATGCCTCTAATTTAAGTTAAAGGAACACTCGTCCTTCATTTTCAGGAGCAGCAGGATCTTTCACTACATAAATGTTTGCGTAATAAGAAAGTTTACGCTTACGATCACGAACAATATTCTGATTATCTTTACTTCCAGTATTCCATAGTTCACGATTTGCTTCACAACCTTATATTCATTAGTGATCGTTAATCACTAATCGGGACATTTCCCTGCTTATATTTTCATATAAGAGTAGACCATATCACACACCACTTGGGTGTCTCTGCATTTCGGGGAACTTTCCCCTACTCCCAGTCACGGGATGGTCGTTGAACCTTCCTCACCAAATGAGGCTTGGCTGCTGATTGCCTTGCGTAAAATAGATAAATAAGTTTCTTCATTTTTTAAAGTTCTATTTTTCAATACATCCTTTGAATGTATTATAAAAAAGATATGACCGAAACCTTGTGCAATAGAAGATAAGTGTTTTGCATTATTTTCATCCAAAAAATGATAATAAGTATATTCACTTTTTACTTCTATTAATAGATTACGATAAAGGATGTCTGGATAATAATTTTTATGTTCTGTAAGAAATATTCTCGGAACGTTATTACCAGTTTTTAACTCAGACAAATCTATAAGTTTAGATAAAAGACCTATAGTAATATCTTCATAACCTTGAACTCTAAAATTAAACTCACCACATTTAAAATCTCTAAATGTGTTTTTGTAAGGATTTGGACTATATGTTCCATTTTTAATTTTAGTTTGATTTGATTTATCAACTAAAATTTTAATTTGATCCTCACTTCTTCGTTCCCATTGTTTCTTGGTCTTTTCGGAGAAATAGTTTTCGCCATATTTTCCAATTAAAGTATTCAATCTTTTTTCGGTCAATTGATTTTTAAACTCATCAGACCATTTAGATTTTGTATCTCTACATTTATCTATTGCCTGTTTTCTTTTTTCATCTTGACCTTCAAATCGTTTACTTATGGATAATCTGTGCTCCTTACTTTTACATAAACAAGTCACAGAACAATATGTTCTATATCCTTCCGTAATTCTAATAAAATGTGTATCTTTATTGCATTTTAAACATTTACCAACATCTCCAAGATATTTTATATAATAATCCTCAGAACTCATATTATGAGTACGAAGATAATTTAACATACCCCGCAAGGTTGAATAATATTTTTTATTCAGTTCACAATAAAAACCATCTTTAGAAATCAATGAGATTTTATTTTCCACAATAGTTCGTTTAGTTTACAAACTATTTATCTATTTTCGTTTAGGGTTTCCAGCAATTAACAGAGTTTTTCGTTATAAGTTACCTTATAAAGCCGCCTGTGTTATTTGACGGGACATTGCCCTTTATTAGTAGTTAGGCAGTTATCAATCAACCAACCACCAGGTCCTTGAAATGCGTGAGACCAAACCTGTGCCCAAGGTAGTTCGCAACCAGCAGCAGCAGGAAGAAAACGGATTACAGCAGAACCAGTTCCACCTTTATCCATCGCAGGTTTCCAAAAACGATTATCATCCTTGGAACCAGTTTCGTTGAGTTTCTCAACTTGTTTAATGAGTTTCTCAGTCAAGGAACCCATCTTTGATTGCTTCTTTAAATCAGCAAAAGACATTCATATTCTCCGTATTTTAATATTGGATTGTATTGGACCTACTTATTATAGCAGATACACCTTTAATCGTCAAGTGTTTTTTCAAGTCCTTTAATAGTTCCTTCGAGCATTTCGAAAAAAGCATCAAATCCTTGACTTTTATCAAATCCAAGAAGTTCAGCAGAATCAAGCATACGCTCTTTCATCTCTACTGCTTCTGGGTCATCAGAAAGTGAAAGCCTAAAAATAAAAACTTTTTGTTTTTCTAGAAATTCTTTCATTAAATTCAAATGTCCCTTTCTTTGTTCTTTATCATAGAAAGGGACATACATCATTTCTTTAAAAAGTCTTTTCTGCATTTCTTCAAGTTCTTCCAAATTTGCTCTAACTACTTCTGATTGAAAAAACTTGCTCATAATACAATCTCCTTAAGTACATTTTTATACTTTTCTACATCAATATTTAGGAATGGTCTATATTTTCGAATTCGTAAACTTACAAAATTCCAAATCGGATCTGTAAGTTTTTTATCAAAATTCTTTACATATCCCAATATCATATCCAGAATAGTAATTGTTTCTAGTGTAATACCCTTTTGTAAATACTTTTTCAATATTTCTGGATGATTACCTGTTTTACAATCAAATAATTCTTCAAAGTTTTTTTTATGAATAAAAACTTCTGCTTCTGTTTTAAACAAATAAGATAAGCTTTGGGACTTCTTTAACCATTCCTTATATACATCTTCACCTTCACGAATAATATCACCAATCCACAATCTTTCTGGATCACTGCATTCTACAAAATTTGCAACAAAATATGCTTTGATTTCTTCGTCATTTTTTTGTCTCGATAATCTTTCAAAAAAGTACCTATCAGTCCTTTTATAAAAACTATCTTTAGACGCACGACTTCTTCCACAATACTTATGATAATCGTAGGTTTTTTTTGTAAAGTGATTTTTAAATGCTAAGTAAGTTTTATATACTTCAAAATCAGTCACAGAGGCAGTTTTGCTTTTGTAGTTTTCTTTAAAAAATTAAGTTCAGTAGCATCGCACTTAATTTTTTCTTTAAGTGGTTTTGAAACAAGTTTTGATATTGTATCAAGTTCAATATTTTGAACTTCGCAATATGATACAATTGCATCAATATAATTGACGTGTGTGTTTTTTACAATGTCTTCAATTTCTTGTGCAAACTTTTGCGGACACAAAAATTTAGCATTTAATTCTTCTTTAATTTCTTCATTCATAGGTTTGAAGTTTATCTCTAACAAATTCTCTAATATATTTGATGAGCAATTTGATATACTTTTCTTTGTCGTATTCTTCATAAACAACACATTCTCCATTTTCACAAGCCATAATAATGACTAACTTCTTTACCATTATACCAGTAAGTTCATATAACATGCAACTATACGCTACACACTGCACGAAATAATGCTCAATCCATTCTTTTGGTTTTGGTTTTGCAGAAGTCTTAAAGTCAATAACAGCCAATTCGCCATTATATTCTGCTATACAATCAACTGTTCCGGCAATTCCAAGAACTTTACTATATAATGATTTTTCAAGAGCATGAATATTATTTATATTATTTAATTCTGGTTTAGCAATCTTAAATAAAAATTGCGATAAAGGTTGAACTTCCGGAAGTTCTGAAATATTATGCAGATAATTTTCCACCAATGTATGCATATCAGTTCCACGACTGGTTGCTGCTTTGGTAATCTTATCTGCTGCTGCTTCGCCAATTTTCTTTCTCCAATTAATAAAAATCAGACGATTAATATAACTAGTAACAGAGGTAATAGAAACAAGACGATGCAAAACATCATCTTCTGGTACTTTATAATATCTTACACCATCAATCGTTTCTCTTTCTAATTCGGGAAGTTTTATATCAAGATGATTAAAAGTCACTATGTTCTCACTCTACCTTTATTATACCCAATAGGAATACTTTCGTCAATATTTATAAGGGTTTCTTTAATTCCATCATTAACCCAAAATCTTTTAGTGCGATTTTTTGCTTTTTCTTTTAATTTTTCAATAGTTTCTGGTGAATGTTTTTTTCCATACATAGGATTATTTTTTCCAGAAATATCGTGATGATTTTCACTAATTTTTTTTATAGTTTCTTTGGATAGTTTTTTCCCTAAATGTTTTTCACTAATTTTTTGTTTTGATTCTTCTGATAAAACTCTACCTAAACAATTTTTATTTCCAATTGCTGAAGAACTCATTTTTTTCTTTGTTTCTTCACTATGTTTTTTTCCATACATACCAGTCCTTCTGTCCTGGTGTAGTTTTTTTGTGTTTTTGGAACACATTTGTCGGTATTCGTCTGTAGGTTCCCATCCAAAAATTCCATCACCACCATCAGTCAAATTATATCCATTAGGAACTTTTGTATTATATTCTTTTATGTAATATTGTTCCAATTCATATGCGTTTTCGGCACTTTCACATTCAGTAATCAATTCAATATCAAATTGCTCTTTTCCATATTTTTTAATTGCTTCAGTTAAGATAAACCCTCTTTTAGTATGCTGTAAAAATCTTTCTTCGATAGAAAATTTTGTGACTCCAACATACTGCTTTTTATTTTCTATATTAGTAATTAAGTAAGTTTTATAAACCATGTAGTTCGTGAAATCTATAATTATTTATATAAACTATAACTTTCACGAACTACATTATTATATTTTAATACCTGTTTGAATTTTAGCAATAATATACTCTTTTACAAGTCCAGAACGAATAATATCATCTACACCAAACTCTATAATATCAAACGAAGGCATTAGTCTTAAAACATTCATAAAATCCACAATACCATTTCTTTCATTTTGACGAAGCAAATCACTTTGGGAAGCATCACCAAGAAACATAATTTTACAATTTTCTCCCACACGAGTGATAATAGAATCTAATTCATGTGCAGACATATTTTGGAATTCATCAACAATAATAATACAATTATCCAGAGTTGTACCACGGATAAAAGAAGTGCTCCAAAAACTAATGGTCTCTTGTGCTTTTAGATTTCCATAGAGCATCTCAAAGTCAGCATCACTCGGCATCTGGAACATATACTTTACCATATTCTTATAAGGAATTTGATAAAGAGATGCCTTATCATCGTGACTTCCTGGAAGGAAACCTATCTCACGAGTGGGTACAAGAGATCTCACGATGTAAATCTTTTCATATGGGGTGTATTCACTCAAAACATCTTGGAGTGCCTTGAAAAGGCACAGAAAGGTCTTTCCAGAACCAGCAACACCATGAGCAACTAAGTGCTTACCAGCATCATAAGACTCGAATAGTTTTCTTTGATTATCAGTAAGTGGTTCAATATCTAAAAGTAGTTCTGCTCCGATTGGTTTTTTTCTCTTAGACAACTTAGACATTAATCCAACCGCAGGGGGTTGATTACTATTACTCCTTCTTTTTCTTGTCATATAAATTTATAGAGTTTTGATATTTGAAGCAGGCATTTTTTTAACACGATGCAAAACATCGTTCCATCCAGGATGAGATTTTTTTAATTTGTTTTGCCAATCTCCAACTTCTCCAACCCCAGCACAACCTTGACTCCAATCTTTATCCCAATCTTTATTCTCATCTCTCCATTTTCCATATTCAATCATTGTCATAGAAAGTTCTTTTGTTTCACCAGTTTCTTTGTGTTTAACAGGATATGTTGGCATTTTATACTAATAATATACGAAAGTATTTATTCTAATGTGATTGCGCTTTGATAATTACAGGGGTCACAATTGTCACGATTCCAATCCGTATTATCCTCTTCCCATTTCTCATATTCAATCATTGTCATCGAGAGTTCTTTTGTTTCACCAGTTTCTTTGTGTTTAACAGGATATGTTGGCATTTGTTAAAATAATATACAGAGGTATATATCAAAATTCCATAAAACCGAGAAATCTTTAGTTTCTCGATAGTTCATGTAATTTAAGGACTCAAACGAGCTCTATGAAGTCTTTTCGCCTCATAATACTTCCATACATTAGGAGACCATTTTTGAAGTTCAGGAGCAATTGCATCACAAAGAGCCTGTATTTCCAACTGAGCATCAAGTTTTGAACGAAGGTCCATAAAGTGAAGTGCAGAACGAAGATTAAGAGAAACCACAAAGTTCTGACGAATTGCTTGTGCAAGATAATCACGAATATGTTCTTCACACATACCCTTATCATACTTCACTGCATAACGCTTACACCCATCTACAATCCACTGTAGTTCATCTTGTCGGTCTTCTCCTGTCCACTCGTACTTCTTTCCCTTACGATTGGTATATAACCCCACAGGGCGTACATAGAAGACTTCTTCAACATCAAGTTCTCCACTGGCAACCTTAACAACTCTTTTTCCAGTGTATCTCTGGGACTGAACATCCCAAGAAGTTCCAATACGATGAGTTCTTGCCTGAACAATCACATTATGAACAAATCCAGCACAAGAAAATGTAATTTGTGGATGCTCCAATGGTCCCCAATGTCCCCTATCATTTGCAAGTAGTTGTTCAACAATCCATTCTCCACATTCTTGAGCATTGGGAATTTGAACTTCGTGAATAGGAACTTCAGAATAATCACCCTTTCCTGCTTGGTAAATTACTTGTTCGGGGAGATTATAACACTGCAAGACTACTACCTTAAGTCTTTTATCGAGTTCAAGTAGATCTTTAGATTTTATCGGGGTTTTCATAATTTCCAAAACCTTTTTTCTTTTTGTTGTATTTTTTTTGAGCAAGAGCATTCAAAGCACTATCAAGTGCTTTTTTCATATAAAGAATTTCCTCTTCAGAATACAGATGAGGCGTCTTAAGTGCTTTTTTAACCAACCTAATAGTTTCTTTATATCTCATTAATCATCATCTTCGAATACTTCATCATAATCACAAATATCTCCAATATGTGGAGCAATATTTTCATAAGAATATGATTTTGTATCTGAATAAACTTCTGCCTTTAGTGATTGAACAAGAAGTTCCATATTCTTAATTAGAATTTTAAGTTTGTCTTTGTTCATACTTTTTTAATACCTCGAAGTAATTATACACAAAAAAAGAGAAAATGTCAATACTTAATAATTTCAAATATTCCATCTTTCTCTGCAATCGCAGAACAAGTATCCGTCCAATCTCCACAACACATATACCTTGTACCATTCTGTTCACGAATATTTGCATGGTGAATATGCCCCACAATCACTCCATCATAAGAAGCAAACTTTCTCACATAACGAATCAAATCCATTTCATAATTATCAATAAATCTCTTTCCTCTTGGAAGAGCTTTCAGAAAGTTCACCAAAGAAAATCCAATAGTTTTATTCAGAAAGTTATTCAATGGAGTGATTGACTCATACCCCTTATTCATAAAATATTGCTTCCAAGAACCAGAAGAGAACTCAGAATACATATCACCGTGAATACATAGAAACCTTTCATTTTTCTTACTGATATGAATATACTCATCACAGATAACAAGATTATCAAACTTGAAAGATTTATTATTCACATATTTTCTTGCCACTGCATCGTGATTACCAAGAACATAAATCACTTCTGTTCCTTTTCTACAAATATCAAGTATTTTTTCTACTGCCTTTGTGTGCCTTGCTCTCCAATGCGTATTGTACCTTTCCATACAATGCACATCAAGAATATCGCCAACCATTACAAGTTTCTTGGCATCAAGTTCATTTAGAAACTTGAGAAACTTTTCAATATTACATCTGTCTGTTCCTAAATGAACATCAGAAATAAAGACTGTATCGTACATTATGGTTTCTTTTTCTTTTCTGGTTTAGTGTATCCGTACATCTTTGGACTAATCTTACCATCAGTCCATTGAATTGAAATAACATTCTTATACAAGTCATGATAATAATCAAATACTTCTACTAAAGTAGAAGCTTGAACAATATCATGCTTTTCTTCATTTTTTGAAAAATAAGTCACAAGATAAGAATTTACTGGAAGACTTTTATTCCTAGAAAGAGATTTTTCGCAATCTTGATGAATAATTTTCACATTAATCTCCTTCTAGTTTTTAACTACGTCCACCCCAGGAAATATCTGGATATGCTTGTGTTACAATTTCTTTTGTGATTTTATATTTTGTTTGAAGTTTTTTATCTTTTACAAGACAAATAATTTCTGCTTCCAGTGGATGAAGCCCTTCAAGCATTTGAATAAACATCGTTTCTTTACGAAGAGCAGGAAGAGAATCATTTCCACCTTTAATAAAATTATAAAATCTCTTAAATTCTTTACGAATTGTAGTATGTCCTTCGGTTAAATCAGAAGCATTTCCAAGAGATGTAGTTTGATTATAATTCATTGTTCCTATCAAATTATCAACTTTATCACTTAAAGTTCCTCTAAATTTTTGTTCAGATTTTAAATTTGAATATGGAACCTGTCCAGGAGGAAGAATTGTAATTACACTTTCATCAAAGTTCCATATAAAAAGCGATTTCAATGAAGGATGCTCATACTTTTGCAGAACTTCTACTTTCTTTTGTTCTGTTTTCATTTTATTCACAAGATCAAAAACTTCAAATACAAATGGGTTGGCAGGAAGATCAATTGTCACTTCCTTTGTTCTTGGTCTTGTAACTTTTTTTGTTACTGATGTAATGGTCATTTTTTTTATAAATCCAGTGATAATTTATATACTATCTATCAATCTTCAATATCTTCATCATCTTCATCGTCACTATCAAAAAATCCTTCTTGAAATTTTACTGAGATTACTTCATCGGGAATTACATTTCCATCAGAGTCAAAAAACTCAGGATGTAACCAACCACTATTTCTTGTCTCCATTTCAAAAGAGTGATTTTTTGCTAACCAACCGATAACTCCACCAACACATAAAAATAAAAAACTAACTAAACAAAAAAGGGTGAGTTCTGGTGCGGTCATTTTTTTCTCCGAGAAATTTACGTTTTATCAGTTACAGAAAGTTCAAAACTAAATCGTATTTCCCTTTGAAAGAAGGAAAAAACTTTACCAAATCTGAACTTTCTTTCTTGAAGTTCTTCTGGAACCGTTTTCTCCCTCCTGTGAAGCATTAGTTCTACGCCACGATTTACATCGTGATCTACATTCTTATTTATAGAAGACATTAGATCATCCTATGTTCTTGTAGATACTTAATTGTAGAAGAACATCCACCAAGATGTTCTTCTTTATACGTCACCTGAGGGAATGTTGCACCTTCTCCAAATTCAGCATAAAACTCATCTTTATTAAAATGAGTATTCAAATCATAAATGACTACCGAATATCCTTTCTCTACTGATACGTGTTCTAATACTTGTTTAATTTTGTCGCAATAAGGGCAAAGTCTTTTTGAGTAAACTGTGAATTTCATAAGATAAAAAGAATAGGTATAATTATAGTTAAGTTTGCGATAATGAATCCCCCTAGATTTATTAGGGGCATTCTACTTTCAGATTCCATTAAGATGCATTATTTTTTCTTGGTCTGTACTTATATAGATTTTCATTAGTTTGAGGTTTCATCCAATTCACTATAGCAGTCATTCGTTCTTCTGTAAAGAATTCTTGATTATAATACCAGGTTTCCCAGTCGCAATGTGCTTTGGAACGATTACATTCTTCACAACAGCATACTACGTTTGTAAGAAAATCACTACCACCTTTACATTGTGGCACTACGTGATCAATTGTGAGTTTATTTGTGCCTCCGCAGTAAGCACATTTATT